ATGGGGTTCTCATTAAGTCGCGGTATCTACTATTTTGTGAAGCGTGTCCCAAAAAGATATGCCTTGGTTGAGCCTCGCACTCGTATCCAAATTTCCCTGAAAACCAAAAGTCCTGATGTTGCTGAAAAGAAGTCTCTCATGGTTGAAGAGAGGCTGGTTGCCTATTGGGAGGCTCTTCTTGCGAATAAAGAGGAGAGCGCTCAGGCGCATTACAAAGCGGCACTGAATTTTGCATCTGCGCACGGGTTCTCCTACCTATCGATCGACGATGTGGTGGTGTCTCCGCTTGATGATCTTGTCAAGCGTGTGAACGTGATACCGGAAACTGAAGTGCCTAGGCAAAACTCGGCTGCGATTGCGGGCGTTTTGGGTACTGAAAAGCCAGCCGTAAAGCTCTCAAAGGTGTATGAGGATTATCTTGAACTTACACCTGACCTGCGTGTGGGGATGAGTGACGACCAGATCAGGAAATGGAAAAACCCAAAGTACAAAGCGATAAACAACTTCATTGCAGTGGTGGGTGATAAGGATGTGCGGGAGATCGGCCGCGAAGATGGGTTAAGATTGCGGCAATGGTGGATGGACCGGATCTTGGACGAGGGGATTAAGCCTGGGACAGCCAACAAGGACTTTACTCACCTGTCGAAAGTTTTTTCGACATGGTGCGATCTGAAACAAGAAAAACTTGAGAATCCATTTGTCCGGCTGCGGCTTGCAGAAGACGGGATCCAAGATGAACGCCCACCGTTTTCTCGTGATTGGATTGAAACGAAGCTGCTGGCTCCTGATGCATTCGGGGAGACCAATGAAGAGGCTGTATTAATCTTCAAGATCCTGATCAATACCGGATTGAGACCCTCTGAGGTGATTGGCGCAAAGCTGGAGCACTTCAAGATCACTCACAATGTGCCACATATCAGCATTGAAGAGTATCGAGCAGAGAGCTTTATGAGGAAGCTGAAAACCAAGTGGTCGGCACGCGAAGTCCCGCTTGTGGGTGTTTCGCTGGAAGCTGCACGGCGACTGGTGGCGCTTGGAGGGGTGCAGAAATACTACCTGAAATCAGATCAATGGTCGGCTCTCATCAACAAAGAGCTGGATGTGCATGGGTTGCGGGAAACTGAGCAGCACACGGCTTACTCTCTGCGGCACTCATTTGAAGACAGTTTGTTGGAGGCTGGGGTGGATCATCGCTTGCGTGTGGAGCTGATGGGGCATTCATACGAACGGCCAAAATACGGGGAAGGGGGGAGCTTACAGCTCAAGCGTGAGCAGATAGAGAAAATTGCGTTCTACTGAGCAGCAAGCTTTAATGCCAGTTGGAGGGCATCTTCTTTCTGCTTGTACTCTTCGACTTCTTTGGTCAGGCGCTGGAAGATGGGCAGGTATTGGGTGTTGCCTGCTGCAATGATCCTGGCAACTTTCTTTTGCGCATTGAGAAGGCTCTCCAGCGTTACCTCCTCAATTTGAGGTGCTGAAGGTGCCTTTTGCGCTCTTAATTTTCTGCGTGGGGCAACGTTCATTTGATTACTTTACCTTCTTGCGTCTAGCTGGTTGTCAGAAAAGCTGGAGAAGCAGGGCTTTAAGTAGGTCTAGCGTGTGCCATGTAAGGGCGATGACCAGTGCCAGTTTAAGTTCCATCTTGAGACCCGCTCGGCACTTGCTGAGAGACGTTCCAAGCCTCAATCATTTTGGGTTCTTGCCCTTCGGCCAAGATGAGTTCGTGCATTAGTTCCGAGCACACGAAGGCCATAGCGACACTTTGATCTTTGAACGCCTTGGGCTTGTGATCTTTGCCCTTGCGCTCATCGAATATTTCCCATTCACCGGGACCGCCGCGTAGTCGAAACAAGCGACCGTCTTTCGAGTTGATGTCCCAATGGCCTATGTTCCGTCGATAAACTTGGAAATGAGGAACCATTCCCGTCTCCTGCGTGTTGGGTTTAGCTAGATTGGACCTTGGGTTGCTCAAGCTTAAGCTTAAGTGCTGCCAGACCTGCTCAAGCTCTGCTGCAACTTTGGATGATTTGGCATCAGGAAGATGTGGCTTCATTGGCATTCTCACCTCCTGTGATTTGATCTGATAGTTGGAGCTCTGTCCGTTCATGCAACAAACCTTGCTTGTTCAATTTCCTGCGCCACTTCTTCAACCAGCTGGATACGCTTGCCTACCCATGTAGCGACGTTGCCAGGCCATGAGTTGCCGTTAGATTTGTATCGCGGGCCATCAGGGCACATGTCTGCGGGTTTATTGCGGTATGGAATTCTCGTGTAATTGTCAGGGAAGCCCATCAGACGCTCACATTCTGTCGGCGTGAGCCGGCGCGCTGCTTGATGCTGGCACACAGCCGCATGACCACCTGCGTTTTGGTGAGATTTATTGTGGCCCATTGACCGCAAAGTAGGATGCGAGCCGTCCTCGATGTATTGAACCTCAGTACCTTTGCAATCAAACGCGATCGGCACTATCGGTGTTCGGCGGCCAGTCCCGTCTTCGCTCGCGTCAAATCCCTCACCTTGAAGAGTGTGGGCGACGTAAGTCTCAAGATCTGCAGCAAGTGAACTATTTGGCTTGGCTAAGAGAGTATGCGAGACAAATAGGCCACACCCACTATTTATGTGCTGGTTTTCAAGTCCTTGCTTCGTCCCAAAATGAGCGTTCAGCGTTGGCGCGACTTCCGCGCATTCCAGCACCGCACCAGCGAGCTGATTACGAATAGGCCCGTCTTTTGCTCTCGTGTCTAACGTCGGGCTTACTTCTGCAAAGCCACCGCCTTGAGGGCCGAACTCAATGCCTCTGGAAGTTGCTTTCCCCGCTTCTCTGCGCGGCGGAGAATTCCCGAGCAGGCTTTGGGGCTCAGATAATACCGCTGCGGGATATCGCCAGTCTCCAAAATATCCGACAAGGAACACACGGCGTCTACGTTGTGGGACGGCGTGAGGGTAGCCGTCCACTCGGCAGTATTGGGCATCGAGAACCCTGTAACTCCACCCGTACCCGAGTTGCCCCAGCGCACCGAGGAATGATCCGAAATCACTCGTTTCTGTAGCTTCCCATTCTTCCCCTTCTTCCAGATCACCCGGCGGCGCATCTCCTGACCAGGATGACAGGACACCGGGGACGTTCTCCCAAACGACCCATCTAGGCCGGTATCTATTAACGATTGCAAGGAAGGAGAGAGTGAGGTTTCCCCGTGGGTCAGCAAGCCCCTTACGTAATCCCGCAACTGAAAAGGCTTGGCACGGGGTACCTCCGCAAACAAGGTCAACTGGTCCAAGGTCAGGCCACTCCTCAAATTTTGTCATGTCGCCCAAGTTAGGCACGTCTGGGTAATGGTGCTTCAACACCGCACACGGGAAAGGCTCGATCTCGGAGAATGCTATTGGTTCCCATCCTAAGGGCTTCCACGCCACTGAAGCAGCCTCGATGCCTGAGCACACTGAAAGAAATCTCATGCCGCCTCCTACAAGTTGGCCTTTACTCGACTTCGAAAATTTCAGGCGTGGCGATTGGCTTTCGCAAATCAGCGTCATGCTGGGCGTCTCGCCGTGCCTCCCCTTCATCTCTTCGCCAAAGTGCATCAGTAACAGGACTCCAGAACGAAAATAGACGAAAGAAACTTGTTCTACGCTCAGCCAAATATCGGCGCTCGGTGCGGCAAAAATAATCATTACACACCTGAATGTTTCCTGCGCGTATCCTATACATTTTCACCTCACCGGGGTTGTGGAGCTGTCGCCAGCTTCTTTGAATTCATTTGTGCCGGTGCCGTTGCATCGACCGCATTTGCTTAATGCGAGATAGAGGTAGTCATCGCGTCCGGTACCTGCGCACTTCTTTGAGGCGGGTTGCGGCTGTAGGGTTGGGCCGTAGCAAACCGGTGGCAAACCGAACCAGAACACCTGCCACATGCGCATTGTGTTTACTGTGATTATGAGAGGTAGGTTGGTCATGCCTGCGCCCTCTGTTTGTGGTATGTTTTGATGCCGTCGCGGATGCATTTTTCTGAGAACTGGGTGTGGATTGAGATGGTGGGTACTGACCAGTTGAGGCGCGTGTTGAGTGTATGAAAGACCTGCATGCGAGCTGTTGCGGCTGCGTGTGTGTTGTTGTTGCCCTGAAAGATCGCATCCAGTGAGGTGTTGTTGTTGAGCTTGGCTTCAAGGACAATATCTTGAGCCTCAGGTGGCATCTCAAAAAAGACCGCGCATTTTGCCTGTTGCCGCCTTTCGCGATCTGGATCGGGGAAGGCGCTGGGTAGTCCTTTTGCAGCTGAGTACAGCGCTGCTATGTAGGTTTCTGTTACACCGTAGATTGCCGCGATCCTGCTAAAACTCATGCCTGCAAGTGCGCGTTTTAAAATGGTCTGGTCAGTTGAATACATGGGTCTCTCTCAGTGGCTGGCTGTCTGATCGAAAGCGGTGATTTGAGCGGTGATGAAATCTGCTGGGATTCCAGAGCGCTTTGCCTCAATCATCTGCCGGTCCAGAGCGGGCATGAGATACAGCAGTGTGGCGGATATGATCGCCAATACTGAGAGTTTTAGTGCCTCTGAAACGAGGAACAGAGGTACGTTGCAATCATCATCAAATACGTCATTGTCAATGTTATTCACGGGTCTGTTCCTCTTGCTTGGCGCTAAGGGAAATACTGACGGGCAGGAGGGTTAGTCTGGCTCTGTGCGAAGTTGCTGCAGGAGCTTGGTGAGTGCCAAGTCTGCTTCCTTGAATGTTTCACGCAGAGCATTGATGCGGGCGTTGACTGTGCGGCGATCATTGGGTTGTTCATTCAAGGCCAAGCGCAAATCAGAGCGAAAGATGCAAATGTCGTTGTGCGCCTCACCTGTGCGGGCAAGGGCATGTTCACCCACCTCCTTCACGGTTTTGGCAGTTGTTTGAGCTGGGCGCTGTTCGGTCGCAGGGAATTGAATGACTTTAGCGTTATGCATTGAAGTACTCCCTTCTGGAGATAGAGAGACAGAGCAACACCCTCTCTCTCTATTAAGTTCTAGGCGGTGGTGTCTTCGTCTTCCTTTGAGAGTGTCTCGGAGAAGTGGTTCACCAAGATCTCTTCTGCAACGTTTGAGACGATTGCTTTCCCTGCACGCAAAGCGAGAGTTGCTTTATCTGTGTCAGACACCGCTGCGCTTTTGATCTGGCTGGTCAAGTTGTCGATTCCCGGCTGTAGATCGTCGCGCGTGTCTCGCGCTTTTTTGTCATCAATCTGAGATGTCATGTCGTTCACCCTCTGCGATATATAAATCTGAAACTGCTGCTACTGCTTGCTGAGGTTGGTTGTCGCTATCGATGTAGAGAACGATCACAGCACTAAGGGCTGCATCTCGTTGCACAATGCCAATATTGCTTTGGCCTAAGTCATCAGGCGGGCTCGCCCGAAAACGGACTAATGAGCCTGCAGGAAATCGAGACATTTTTCTTCGATGTTCACGAAGAAGCTTAATTGCTTCAAAGTCGGTCATGATATTCAAATCCACACTTTAAGTGTAAAAAATATGCGTTGAGTGCGCGTGTTTGTCAATGCATAAAGCATAGTTTTTATGCATAACGTCTGAAAATTTAATCTGAGACGCCATTCAAACTATGTTGATAGTTAAATTTAAGGAGTAATTTCGTTAGGTTTTATGTGGATATCTGCTTCAATTTACTCTTTGGGTCTCTGGAGGTACCAACATGGTGGCGCGTTTAATGCTCTATCAGGCAGTTGCAAAACTGATATCTGAGTTTGAGAAAGATGGCTTTGAGATTGTTCAAGGGGATTCGTTTGCCGAAGCTGCAAAAGCTTTGCCCGAGGCTAAGGGTGGCCTTACACCGCATTTTGCATATTCTCTCAACGCGCAGGGCAAGGAGAATGTTGCTTGGTTGGGGTTGAGGTTAGGTGGTGAGGAGTATTTATGCGGGTTTGCTGCAGTTAGGCTAGAGCCGCTGCAAGGGTTGGCGTTGTCGGACTTCTTGGCCACCTATTGGCGATTGCGATATGTGGATGTTGATGGCAATCCCGTACAGTTGACGGATTCTCAGCCTGAGATCGCGAAGCGTATATCGGGGCAGGTTGGGTACCTGGGCGATCTTTGGATAAGGCCAGACCTTAGGAAGCGAGGTCACGCGCGCAGATTGATGGAGTTCGCGCAGATTTTGGCCTTTGATCTATGGCGGCTAGATTGGATTTATTGCTGGATGCGCCCTGCTGATTTCTTGAATGGAAATGGAGCGCGTTGGGGGTGGTTAGTGGGGCAGCCGGATGGCATTCGCTTTGAGGTGCCATCTAGAGACTTTCCAAAGGGGTTGGCGTTTTGTGCAAACCCTTCATACGCTCTTAATCAGTTGATTAAGGATATAGTGCGAGATGCTTGATCAGGTAATTCTTTCGTGAAAACTATAAGCTGCGAAATACCCGCTCGTGAATGTACGGGCAGGATTAACCGGCAATACTCGCGATAGTTTTCGTCGGAAATGTTGGCTCCGATCAGGTCAAAAATTGGCCTGTTAGACCGGTACGCATTCCAATAACTGCTTGCTACCAGCTGTCGATATGTGCGTGACATCGCCTTTCTGGCGCTGGTTGGGTGTTGCGCCCATTCCGCCCCGAACACGTGACGCGCGAAGCTGTCATTGCCTATCATTATAATGTCAGGGCTGTCGCTGGGGGTGGCTGGTGGCGCCATGAGTAACACTTTGCGTGCGTGATCAATGAAGTCAGGTGAGAGGTGCCCATTGGATTTATTCCAAATGTGCAAAAGTTGTGCACCTGTTGTGCTTAACTCTTCGAGTATGAGTGCGGTGGCTGGTCGCCTCTCTGTATACTCAAGCAACTTCCTGCTCCTGTTTTTGTTGTGTGTAGGCCAGAACCAGTGCGGGGCGAAATGCGTTGATTACTTCTTTCTGCCGCTTTTCGCTTAGTAAGTCGATATAAGGGCAGTCGTAAAGATTAACACACATCATCTTAAGCGGTGTGATTAGATCGTATTTCTCGGCGGTCTTAAGTAGGTCCAAAACCTCCTCTTTGTGTGAGAAGGTTGGACGATGCCAGATCAGTGATAGTGCGCTTTTGTTATCCATATGGTCTCTCATTAAGTACTTATGGCTGGAGCGCATAGATAAACTTTACGACAGTATCCATAAGTTAGAAAATATCACTTATCAGTTTTTTTATTCTTCGCTGCATTATAAATATTCTCAACTATAATAGATAAATCTCTAATGCTACCCCTGCCATCAAGAATCTGCTCTTCAAGTCTTATTCCTTCTTCAAAAGACTTTAAGAATAACTCTAAGTCAAGCTTATCAGTTTGAGGTCTGTCAGAGTTGCTCGCCATTTCACCTAGCAGGTTGTGTGTTAGGTCGTCAGCGACTGGTTTTATATCTTCGCGTGGTTGGCCTTCTCCATACAAAAGGAACTGGGGAGATGTTTTGAGCCGGCGGGCATAGTGAGCTGCCTCTTCATGACCGAATGCCCTAGAGCCATTTTCGTGGCTTGAGTAGGTGCTAACGTTGACGCCAAGAGACTTGGCGGCGGCTGTAGCTGTTTTAAAGCCTGCATTGAAGCGGGCTGTTCTTAGTCTTTCGTGCGGTTCCATGGCTCCACAGTGCCAATCAGTTTTATGCATTAGGTGTTGACTTTGGGTTATGCATCTGGCATTGAAAATACACGTGTCGAGTAATTTTAATACCCACGGGATTTTGTAGCGATGCTAGAGCCTACCGAAATTCGAATGAAAGCTAAGCTTACTCAATTTGAGATGGCGTGTGCGCTTGGATGCTCTCAAAGTTGCGTCTCTCGCGTTGAACGGGATGGTTTTTCTAAGAAAACTGCCGTTCTTGAAAGATCATATCAGCTTTTCATGTTGGAGCAACAGCAAGTGATCGGTGATGTAAACCTCCCTGTTGCCAAGAGTTGATTGGAAGAAGGCGGCGGTATTGAGAGGTGTTTCCCTCATTACCGCCCACCTTGTCACGCAACGCATTTATTTGGGGGAGGTGGTGTGGTGCTCAAATCTGATGTATATTGTATAACTTTTGCGCGTTACGCGGTGAGAAACCGCTGCATGACCTTTCCTCATAATCAGTTGGCAGAGCAAAGCCCTGCCAGCAAACCAAAGATGCTTAAGCTAGTTCGTCCTCATGCTCTTGCATCATTTTCAGTCTTTGAAGACGTTTCTCATATATTTTCATGCGGATCTCGCGGACAGGCTGAATTTCGGTGGTGGCGGCAATGTCTCGGTTCTGTTCGAGGCCTTCTACGATCAAATTTTGCTGTTGTTTGCTTAGCATTGCGAAGATGGCAGAGGTTATCTCAGCATTCGTACTGTCTTCGAGCGTTAGTTCCAGTAATTGCATCTCATCAAACTCATTTTTCTTACTCATGCTGGCTGTTCCTTTCCAAAGCTGGCCAGTGTGTGCTGGAGGCTTTGCCATGTTGGCGCATTGAGCAGGGCCTCCGACTTTTTCGCAGAACTGATTTCAGCACAGCGCCCTCGGCATGGCTATCAACGAAAATCGCGGGGAGGGTTGCTGCATGACCTCTCCTGACGTTCTCTCTATTTCTGATTTACCCTGCGAAATTCGGTTGGGTGATGTGCTCGACCGTTTGCGTGAAATGCCTGACAACTCAGTTGATTGCGTGGTGACCTCTCCGCCTTATTGGGGTCTTCGCGATTATGGTGTTGACGGGCAATTGGGGCTTGAGCCAACGCTCAAAGAACATCTCGACAAGATGGTTGAGGTGTTTGAAGAGGTGAGGCGTGTTCTTAAACCTGACGGCACTTGCTGGATTAACTATGGCGATTGTTATGCGACGACTCCTGCGGGGCATAAGGCGGATAATGACGGGCGTATTCGAACCAAAGGTGATGACCGTACTTTTACGCAAAAGCCATTTTCAACCATCCAAGGAAACTTGAAACCCAAAGACCTTTGCATGGTACCGAACCGGTTTGCAATTGCGTTGCAAGATGCTGGTTGGTGGGTTCGTGGTGAGATTATTTGGGCAAAGCCTAACCCTATGCCGGAGAGCGTTCGAGATAGGCCTGCGGTTGCTCATGAGAAGATCTGGCTTCTGACTAAGTCGCCTCGCTACTTTTACGACAAGGAAGCGGTGCGCCAAGGGCGGGTTGGTGATGAAGATGCGGATGGTTTTCGAGGTGGTTGTTACACTCGCAGCAAGGCGGGGAAACGCAAGGCTATAGGAAACAAGCGTGTATCGGATAAACAGCGTGGTCACAGCAAGCGGCACGCCGGGTTTGATACTCGTTGGGACCAAATGACAAAAGAAGACCAGCAAGCCAATGGCCGGAACCTTCGCAACTATGAGCCTGCTCCGCTTGAAGTTTGGAATGTGGCAACGCGACCATTCCCCGGCGCTCATTTTGCAACCTTTCCACCAGAACTAGCGCAACGCTGCATTGAAGCGGGATGTCCGCGAGGTGGTGTTGTCCTGGACCCGTTTGGCGGCGCTGGCACGACTGGCTTAGTCGCGTTGCGCCATGGCAGGCGGGCGATCCTGATTGAACTCAATCCAGCGTATGCAGCGATTGCGCAAGAGCGCATTGAGAAGGACTGGATGGGGCCAGCGGAATTAAAATCTCATGGAGCCGCTGCAGACGATGGTCTGGGCCCTTTGTTTTCCCAGCTTGAGCCAATGGAGGTTTGCAATGCGTGAATTTCGGAATGTTGATGAATGGCATTGCGGGGTTTCGCAAAGCCAGATGGTGGCGAATACGCGCCTTGTTCTGTTTGCGATAAGCCTGTTCGCAAACCGTGTTGGGCAGGGCATAGCGGTATCCGTTGGGGTTTTGGCAGAGCGAACGGGGTTGAGTAAGCCTTCTGTGATTAAGCACCTGAAGCTGGCAGAGGAGGCTGGTTGGATCGGTGCGCAGCGCTATGACGGCACGGGGGCAAGGCTCAAGCGCAATGAGTACTCGCTTAAGTTTCCTGAAATGGACTTGGAGGGGTGATATGAGCAAAGGCCACAAGGCGTGGAGCTGGCGGCAGGCTTTCAGTCGGTCTGACCTTTCTCCAACAACCAAGCATGTGCTGCATACTCTGGCGCTCTTCATGAACGAGATGGGCGAGAGTTGCTACCCAACAATTGAGCACTTGATGGAGCATAGCAGCCTGAGCAAAAACGCAGTGATGAAGCATCTTGAACTTGCGAAAGGTGCGGGTTGGATCACTGTATCTCAGCACGGTTTTCGAGGGCAAAAGTGGAAGCGCAGGGACTATTCAGCGCGGTGGCCTGAGCGTGATTTGGATGCGCCAAGCTTATCTGAGCGTATGGTCAAAAGTGCTGATGAAGAGGAAGAAGGCGGTGCACGTGGTGGACCACCTCCCTTAAAAAAGGTGGTGCACGAGGTGGGTGAAGGTGGTGCACGTGGTGGACCTAAGGTGGTGCACGAGGTGGACCAAGATAAGAACAATCCAATTAACAATCCAATACCAATCCAAGAGAGAGAATGTGCGCGTGAGATTGGAAATGATAAAACTACCAATAGCGGCAAAGTCTCTCGTGAAACGTGGGTTCGAAGGCTGAAAAAGGTTCATGAACGTTGGCCAACAAGAGCGGGGGATAGCGTTGAGGGTGCTGAGCGGCTGTGGTTTCGGTTGAGCGATGAGGAGCGGAATCAGGCTGAAAAGCTGGCGAAAGCCTATGAGAAACACATCAAGGATTTAGGGCGTACCAGGATTTGCTCGCTGCTGACGTATCTCAAGGAAAAGCGGTGGAAGCTGCTACCGAAAATGGCTGGTGGAACGGGAACCGGTGAAGCGGTAGCGAATGCAGCACCATTTGGGAAACTGTGGGGCGTTAATCGATTTTCGGTGTTGCTGGCTCCGCCTGTTTCTGAAGCAGACTATCCAAAACCCCCTGCGTTTATTGAGGAAAGGTTAAGGCGCGGCGGCGAAGAGGCTGAGAAGGAAAAGCGGGACCGGCGCATGATTTATGGCTGGCGGGATGTGTTGGACATGCAGGGCAAGGGGGTAGCTAAAGCTAAACCGGTTAAGGTTCCTAAAGCGATGGAACCACTTGGTGATGAATTTGAAGTGGTCAAGGTCGGGTCTGACGTTTGGAGGGCTTGGGAGCAGCTACACAATGAGCGTGGCTGGCCATGGTTCGGGCCTGATCGGGATATGCCTGAATGGGTTTGGATGCCGCGTCTTGTGAGTGGTGAACACTTAACCCCACTGGAGGCTGTGCAGGATGCGCTTGAGAGCTTTGAGGCGGCTGTGCGGGGCTTGACTGAAACCACGAATTTGGAGGCGGCTGAATGACGGTGACTTTGGCAAATGACGAAAGACGCACGCTAGAGCGGAACTACCAGTTTATACGTTCGTTGATCAAAGGCAGTTCGCTAGAGTGGGTCGTGGTGCAAACCAACCCGAATTGTGAGGATCGGGCATTTGAGAGTATCAGAGCGGTTGGCGTGATTGCTTATTTGCCGATGATGACAGAGGTTCGAACTGTTAAAGTCACGAAGAAGCGTTTCGTTAAGAGCTGCCTGATGTTTCCACGATATCTACTTGTCGGGCTGGATGCGAACGCTGGTCAGACCTGTGATCTGGTTCGAAAATGTGATGGTGTGGAAAAAATTCTTTCAGCAACAATGGAAGGCGCTCCACATCGCGTTCCTGTCCGTGAGCTGCTTCGGATTGTAGATACTGCTTGTGAGGCTGAGGTCGGGCGGAAACTGATTAAGGGTCAGCTCTTTAACGTTGGTCATGAAGTAATGCTGGTGGCTGGAGTTGGCGTTCAACTGAAGGGTGTCGTTCGCGAGATCCAGCAGGGCGGGGAGAGGGTTCGAGTGGAGGTTGAGGCGTTCGGGAGAACGGCGAATGCTTTCGTACCTATTGACAAAGTGTCGCTGCGTTAATCATGATGCGCCTCAGGATGATCACGTGAATCTCCGGGGCCTGAGCGGCTAGAACCCGCTAAACCAACAGAGCGACCTGGACACGAGACCCAGTCAACACAAGACGCTTTAGGGCGGAGTTGGCGCTAAGAGTTTTCATGGAATTTTGACAGGCACGTGGTGCGTTAACTGGTTCGCTGATAGGGCGGACCTTTTTTGTGTTTGGGGTTGATAGGGCTTTGTCTCTCAAATCAATATCGCCACGGCTGGCTTCATTAAAGCCAACGCTTCGTAAAGCTCCCAAGGCAGTCGACCCTTTCTACCTGACACGCGAGTGGAAAGCGCTGGCGAGCTACATCAAGCAGCTGCGCGGCTATGTCTGCGAGGCTTGCGGCAAGGACTTCTCAAAACAAAAGCACAAGCTGATCGCTGACCACATCGTTGAGCGGAAAGACGGCGGTGCTGATCTCGACCTAGGCAATGTCCAGTGCCTTTGTACGTGGTGCCACAATCGGAAAACGGCAAAGGCACGACGAAATCGAGGCTAATATATTGAAATATATAGATAAAATGGATCTGATCGGCAATTCCTGAAATGCTGATAATCGGTAGAAATACCGATGAAAACAGAGGCAAATAGGACATTTGGGGGGGTAGGGTGAAAGTCCAGGGGATTTTGACCCCTTACCCGCCCCAATATAACTGAGAGATTTTTTTTTGGCCGACCTCGAACTTGACCTGCTAGGCGACCCAATCCCTGAGGGACATGGGAGAAGAGGGCGTCCACCCCATATGGTGAGCGACGAAAAGCGTAGACTTGTCATACAGTTACTCGCCTTTGGAAAAACTCAGGATGAAATTGCAGCAGCTTTAGGGATCACAGCACCCACTTTGCGCAAGAATTATTTTCGTCAGCTCAAGGTCAAGGATGATGCTCGGGCGAGGGTAGAAGCCAAGCTTCTGGGGAAGCTCATGGATCTTGCCGAAGACGGGAAAGTGTCTGCGATCAGGGAAATTTTCTCACGGCTTGAGAGTTCTGACCGTGCCAAGCTTGCAGAAGCGATTGCCAATCGTGGAAAGAGTGTTCCTGCAGCATCCCAAAAAGCGCTCGGCAAAAAAGAAAAACGGAAACAAGCGGCGGAAACCTATGACGGGAAGTATGCACCTCCCCAAGCTCCTCAACTGATCAACTAAGAAAGATCTGTCATGAGAGTTCAGCACTGGTCAACCGCCTGCGTGGATTGGGAACAACGGATTGTTCAAGGGAAATCGCTCATTCCCTTCGATCCTTTGTTCTCAGAGGAAGCAGAGGCGGCTTTGAATGTCTTCAAGTCGCTCAAGGTGGTTGATGTTCCGGGCATGCCGACATTTGGTGAGTGCTGCGACCAGTGGGTGTTCGATTTTGTTGGTGCGATCTTTGGAGCTTATGACACGGAACAAGGGCAGCGGTTGATCAGTGAGTTCCTGCTCCTGATCTCTAAGAAAAACGCCAAGTCCACTATTGCTGCTGGGATCATGGTGACGGCGCTTATTCGCAACTGGCGTCACCTTAATGAGTTGTTGCTGTTGGCTCCAACCATTGAGGTGGCCAACAACTGCTTTGAACCAGCTGCTGCGATGGTGTCGTACGACGAAGAGCTCGAAAAAATCCTCAAGGTGAGTACACATCTGCGAACAATCAAACATGAGACCACAAATTCAAACCTAAAGATTGTGGCTGCTGACAGCGACACGCTTTCTGGCAAAAAAGCTGGTTTTGTTCTGGTTGATGAGCTTTGGTTATTTGGCAAGAAACCAAAGGCAGCAGCCATGCTGCAGGAGGCCACTGGCGGATTGATTGCTCGCCCGGAAGGATTTGTTGTTTATCTGACCACGCATTCTGATGAGCCGCCAGCAGGGGTCTGGAAGAGCAAGCTTGAATATTACCGGGATGTGCGTGACGGGAAAATTCACGATCCTGAGCGGCTTGGAGTTCTCTACGAGTTCCCGAAAGCAATGCTCAAGAACAAGGGGTACCTGAAGCCGGAAAACTATTACATCACCAACCCTAATCTTGGGCGTTCCGTTCGTAAGAGCTGGCTGGAATCCAAACTGCGCGAGGCCATGGATGGCACTGGCGAAGAGGACAAGCAAAGTTTCCTTGCCAAGCACCTGAATGTGCCGATCGGCATGAATCTGCGACGAGATCGATGGGCTGGAGCTGATTACTGGCAGACTGCTGAGTTCACTGTCGTTCGTGATTTTGAAGAGTTTCTGGATCGATGTGAAGTTGTGACTGCTGGCGTAGATGGCGGCGGACTGGATGATCTTTTAGGGCTTTGTTTTATCGGGCGCGAAAAAGAGAGCGAGACGGAGAAAAGCAGATGGCTGCTGTGGGCTTGCGGGTGTTGCCATAAGAGTGCGCTGGCAAAACGCAAACAGATCGCGACAGCTCTACAGGATTTTGAAAAAGACGGTGATCTGTTTATCTGTGCTGATATTGCAGACGATATCCCGATTGTCGCTGACTTCATAGAACAAGCTCTGGATCGCGGCCTGTTCCCGAAAGAGTATGCAATCGGGCTTGATCCGGTGGGGGTTGCGGCAATCGTTGATGAATTGATTGAACGTGAGGTCAAGCCAGAGCAGCTCGTTGGTGTGCCTCAAGGCTATAAGCTTTCCGGTGTTACCAAAGGCATGGCGCGAAAGCTTGCTGATAAATCTCTGGTTCATGGAGGCTCGCGGATGATGGCGTGGTGTGTTTCCAACGCCAAAACCGAAAAGCGCGGCAATGCCGACTATGTGACCAAGCAAGCCTCCGGTTCCATGAAGATTGACCCGCTCACAGCAGCGTTCAACGCGTTTGATCTTATGAGCCGCCATCCAGAGGCCGAAGGCAATGGCTTGGATGATTTTCTCAGCAATCCGGTGATGGTTATATGATCAGAATTTTCAAAGCAGCCATACGTGGAATCCGACAAGAGTTGCAATCTGGCGAGTCTGGATGGATCAACCTCAACGGGGGAGACGCCTGGTCTGGGGGCGGTCATTCTTCTGCGGCTGGCAAAACTGTTAATGCGTCCTCTGCTTTGGCGTTTTCTGCTGTTTGGGATTGTGTTCGCAAGACTTCGCAGGTGATCTCAACCCTTCCTTTGGCGCTTTACGAAAAACGGACTGCTGGTAGCCGCGTGAAAATTGAAGAGGATCTGACCGAAATCTTGTGTGCAAGCCCAAACAGGGAGCAAACGGCGGTTGAGTTCTGGGAGGGGATGACTGCGCACATGACGCTGCGTGGTAACGCTTTCGCCGAGAGGTTGTTTATCGGCCCAAACCTTGTCGGCTTAAGGCCACTGTTAAACGTTACTCCTCGACGAAATCAGAACAACGGGCTGGAATATGAAGTGACTGACAGGGGCAAGCTGAGCAAGATGCCTGCCGATAAAGTTTTTCATATGCGCGGATTTGGAGCTGGTGATGGTCTTGGGATGAGCGCCATTAAATATGGGGCCAACTCAATCGGGGCGGCATTAGCTGCTGATGAGACCGCAGGCAGTGTTTTTTCTAATGCAATGATGGCTGCGGGCGTTCTGACCTCAGATCAGAGCCTCAATGCAAACCAACGATCTCAACTTCAGACGCTGCTGGAAACGTTCATTGGATCGCGCAGAGCAGGTAAAACCTTGACGTTGGAATCCGGTCTCAAATTCCAGCAGCTTCAGTTAAATCCTGAGGATGCGCAGCTTTTAGAAACGCGGCGCTTTAGCGTTGAAGATGTTTGCAGATGGTTTGGGGTCCCGCCGATTGTGATCGGTCACTCAGCAGATGGCCAAACCATGTGGGGCAGTGGTGTTGAAGCGGTGATGCTGTCCTGGCTCTCGCTCGGGATCAATCCGCTGCTCGTCAAAAACGAAGCCCGCATCCTGAAAGATCTCATTCCCGTTGAAAAGCGTGGGCGTTGGTACGTGGAATATAACCGCGAGGCAATGTTGCAAATGGACAGCAAGGCCAAAGGCGACTTCCTCCTGAAAATGCGCATGGGTGGCTTTATGTCTGGTGATGAGGGGCGCGACAAGCTCAACCTGCCACGGCGTGGCGGCAACAGTGATGAGTTGGTGGTTCAAACCTCTATGGGACTGGTTGATTTGCTTGGAAAGGAAGACAAATGAGCATTCGCAATTTGCCAAATGTTCCGGTGTTGGCTGGGAAAGGTCTTCAAAGTGCGATTGCTGAAAGCGTACGGCAGCGCTGGAATCCTGATCTAAAAGCAGCTGCTGGTGAGGACGGCGAAAATACCATTTCTATCCTTGATCCAATCGGGGAAAGTTGGATGTATGACGGGGTCACAGCGAAACGAATTGCTGCGGCGCTACGCAATATTGGCGACGAGGATGTGGTGGTTTCAATCAACAGTCCTGGAGGCGACTTTTTTGAAGGACTGGCGATCTACAATCTTTTGCGCGAGCACAAAGCCAAAGTGACCATAAAGGTCCTGGGGCTTGCAGCTTCGGCGGCTTCAGTCATTGCAATGGCGGCAGACGAAATTCAGATCGGGCGTGCAGCTTTCTTTATGATCCACAACACCTGGGTATGTGCGTGCGGTGATCGTCATGCGTTCCAAGAGGTTGCCGATTGGCTGAAGCCGTTTGATGAGGCTGCAATCAGCATCTATCACGCACGCACGAAGATCTCGGAAAAAGAGCTGGGCAATCAGCTCGACAAGGAGACCTGGATCAATGGTGAGACTGCTGTTGAGCAAGGGTTTGCTGATGCTCTTCTTGCAAGTGATGAGGTCGACCAAGCTCCTAGCCAAGCTTCTGATAAGCCCTCGCCAAATGCAGCTCAAAAAGAACTCGATATTCTGCTGACACGTCTCAATATACCAAAATCAAAACGCCGCTCACTATGTGCGGCTCTGAAAGGGAGCACGTCTGGCGCTGCTCCATCCGGCATGTCTGGCGCTGCCGTTCACGCAGGAGTGGAAAAACTCCTAGTTAAGATCGCTTCCCTTTAATCGGAGAAAACTTATGAAGATGAAGGCATTCATGCCTGCCATTTGCTTGGCAGCACTTACCCTTGCTCGTCCTGATGCTGTTGTTGGCTCAGTTCGTGCCGATGCTATGACCACTGAAGATTTGCTGAAAAAGGTGAGCCAGCAGCTGGATGATGTTTCTGACAAAGTCAAAGCCACGGCTGAAGATGCCTTAAAACAAGCAAAACAATCAGGTGAGGTTTCTCAGGAAACTAAAGAAGCTTCAGATAAGCTCTTGAGCGCACAAACAGCGTTAAATGGAAAAGTCACTGAACTTCAAAGCTCCCTGGAAGGGCTGGACAAAAAGACTCTTGAAATTGCACAGCAGGTTGCGGAGGGCGTGAACCCTGCTGGATCTGCAAGACCTATGACGCTTGGCCAAGCCTTTGTTGCAGAAGAAGACCAGATTAAGAATTTTTCAAATAATGGGGCAAAGGGCAGTCTGCGTATTGTTGTGTCAAACGCGGTTACAACGGCTGCAGGGTCTGGTGGTGGGCTGATTTATCAGGACGAAGACCGCGACCCGGTACGTATGCCGCGCCGCCGATTGCTTATTCGCGAGCTTCTCACACAGGGTAAGGTCAACTCGGATATTGTGAAGTATCGCAAGCAGGTCTTGCGCGATAACAATGCTGCGATGGTTGCAGAAGGGGCGGCAATGCCGGAATCCAGCTTTGGTTGGGAAAAGGCCTCTGCTGAAGTCAAGAAGATTGGTCATCACACCAATATAACCGAGGAAGCACTTGTTGATGCAGACTTCCTGCAAACGGAGATTGACACGGAACTTCGTTACGGTGTGGATCTGGAAGAGGAAAAGCAAATCCTCGCAGGTGATGGCGCTGGAGAAAACCTGACCGGTTTGCTCAGTGAGGCATCTGCGTTTAGTGCAGCTTCTGGCCTACCAAATGAAACCCGAATTGATCGATTGCGGCTCGCTATTTTGCAGGTTGCCTTGGCGGATTACATCGCAACTTCATTCGTCCTCAACCCAACCGACTGGGCAGCAATTGACCTTTTGAAAGATAGTCAGGGCCGTTATGTTTTTGGAAATGCGTCTGCGGTGTCGACCCCGATGTTGTGGGGCAAGGATGTTGCTGAATCCAACTCTATGAGTGCTGGAGAGTGGCTGACGGGTGATCTGGCAATTGCAGCAACCTATTATGATCGCCAGCAAACAGAGGTTCTTATCTCAAGCGAGCACGATACCAACTTCATTGAAGACATGCTGACGATGAAGGCTCGAAAGCGAGTTGCTCTTGCGCACAAGCGACCAGCTGCAATGGTAACTGGCAATTTCAGCTTCTCATAGTGCTGGATAACGAGGCCACGAAAGGCTCTGTAGTCATCTGAGTACAGAGCCATTTTTAGGAGGTGAGGCATGTTTATCAGAGTTAATTCATCAAGACGGACTGCAATTGGGATGTTGCGTTTTGGCGTTGTTTACAAGGTGAATGAGAAAGACCGCAAGGTTAAAAAAGCAATTGAGCCCTTGCTTGATGGCAAGAACGCACCTTTGAAACGGCTTACTGCAAAAGATGTGCGCAAATACAAGATTGAGTATTTGGATCTGACTGGCCCCAAAAATGAACAGGCTGGTTTACCTGCACAATCCTGCGAAGAGGACGCAATCACCCCTTCAGTCAATGGAGACTAACCGTGTCTCTGATCGAACTGGAAGAAGTCAAACAGCATTTGAGTATTTCTCATAGCTACGATGACGTGCTGCTCACATCTTTAATTCGTACCGCAGAGACATACGCAGGCCGCTACCTGCGCTGTGACTTTGGTGTTGAATTTCCAGATGGTGTTGCAGAACCAATCAAGACTGCTTTGTCGATACATATACACGCGCTGTATAGGGGAAGATCCGGCGAAACCAGCACAGGGACTGCGCGACTACCACCTGGTTATGAAGTGATGATGGCACCTTACAGGAACTTGGCCGGATGAACGATGTGACAATGCTGGAGGTTGTTGCGTTTGAGGCTTTGGTTTCAAGCCCTGACGGGTATGGCAATAAAACCGCTGGGTACGAGACACAGTTCGAAGTGCGGGCGCATTTTCGGTATCTGCGCGGAGGTGAAAGCGTTATCGGGGCACGGCTTGAAGGTATTCAGCCGGTTGTCGTTACGATCTGGCGATCACCAGATACTGAGGCAATCCAGACGAGCTGGCGCATGAAAGACCTTATCACTGGAACCGTTTATGCAGTCCGAACCAAGGTGCCCAGTGATGATCATCTGTGTTTTGAGCTGACTTGTGAGAGCGGTGAAATTGATGGTTAAGGGCGAAGAAGCGTTTCAAAGGTTTATGACTAAGACCGTGCCTGAGCGTATTCGGCGGGCGGCGATGGAGGCACTTGAAGAGTCTGCGGACATTATTGTGCAGAAAATGAAATTTTTGGTCCCTGAGCATGAGGGGAAATTGCGTGACAGCATTGGCTGGACTTGGGGAGAGTTGCCGAAAGGCGCGGTGCTGTTTGGTACGGTTGGAGGCGGCAAGGACTGGCTGCACATAAAGATTTATGCTGGCAATAAAAAAACGATTGTTACGAATAAACGGGGTGTGCAATTCCAGAACGCCAAACTTCAGGAATTTGGCACGCGTGAGATGAAAGCAAATCCATATTTTTATCCGGCATGGCGCACGCAAAAACGTGGAGCAAAAAGTCGTCTCACTCGCAGGATCAATAAGGAAATTAAGGCGTTGAACAATGGGTAGTCCTGACCTGGAACTCCAAAAGGCTGTTGTTGCGGCGTTGTCGGCAGATGAGACGGTCCTTGAGTTTGTTCATGACGTATTTGACAGCGTTAAGGTGCCCTCAGATCAGGCGAACTCGCCATGGGGCGTGAAAGACGGATATGTCAGCCTTGGTGCTGAAATGAATGTACCTGCTCGCCACGACGGTTTTTTAATAGAAGAAACTACGCTTCAGATTGATTGTTGGTCGCGCAAGACCGGCAGGGTTCACGTTAAACAGATCATGGCTGCGGTGCGGGCTGTACTGGATGGTGCAGAGCTGCCTTTGCCTAGCTATGGAAACGTGATTTCAGAACTCTCATTACACACAATCACACCTGACCCCGAAACAGGGGTTACGCATGGTGTCTTACACTTCTCATTTGAAATTCAAGTTCACTAGCAAAAAGAGGTTTGTGATGGCGAAGCCAACAACAGAACGCTTTGAAGAAATGGTCCTTGCGGTCGATTTTGATGAGGACGGAACGTTTAGTAAGATTTGTGGCATCAAGGGCGTAAATATTACGCGAACAGGCAATGCGGCTGAAACGGAAGTTCTTGATTGCGAGGACGAAAGCCAGCCGAATGAAATCCTGACCGATGTGCAGTCAATTAAAGTCATGGCTTCAGGCGATGGGACGTGGGCAGCGGAATCCAATGGCAAGATGATGAGTTGGTTTTACTCTGGCAAACACAAACCGGTGCGCCTTAGTAATACAGCTGCAGCATCTGGTGATGTTGAAACCGAGAGCGGCCCAGCAAACCTTGTCCAACTTAATCAGGCTCGTTCTGATGGGAAAGGCCGTGTGACTGCGTCAATTGAAATTGTGTTCAGTGGCATTCCAGAGCTGACTGTAAAGGCCTGAGGGTAATCTCATGGACGCTAAGAGTTTACCTTGGGTTGGGGGGCAGCATGATTTTGTGCTGAACCTTGGACAACTTCGTGCGGTGCAGCAAACCTGCAACGCTGGTCCTCAAACAGTTATGTCTCGGATAGCGGCGGGGGCGTGGTTTGTCGACGACCTGCTTGAAACCTTGCGACAGGGCCTGATCGGTGGGGGGATGGAGAGCAAGGAAGCGGGACCATTGGTGGCTCGTATGTTTGAGGTTCATGGAGCGTTTGCTTTAAAGCCGACTGCGCATGCGGTCCTTGCTCACGCATTGATTGGTGAGGTCGACGACCCTGTGGGGGAGTGAGCCGGGGTGAGCCAAGCGGGGAGCGCTGGAAGTTCTCAGAGTTTTATGGGTCTGGTGCGGCGATGGGCTTCACTCCAACACAAATCGACAAAATGAGCATGTGGGAATTTATGTCCTGCGTTGCGGGCTACAATAAAACTCATGGCGGCAAGACTAAGAAAGGTCAAAGTGAAGCCTTTTCTGACGGCCGACTGCGGGATCTGGGCATAGAAGGGTTTTGATAGATGAGCGAAAACTCAGGTCTGGTTATTCCCTTCGGGATCACCGACAAGAAATTTGCCCAGCAACTGGCGCGTGCTGAAGCTGATGCCCGTAAAAAGGCTAGGCAGATTGAGAAGTCGGTCACGGGTGTCGGTGATGCGGCTGGGGCATCAGCTCAAAAAGCTGGTAAGGAGATGACAAGCTTCTTCAATGTCTCCAAAGGTGGCCGGTTCGCTCTCCAAAACGCCACCAATCAGTTTGCTGATATGGCTGTGCAGATGGAAATGGGCACCAACCCGATGCGTGTGATGGGGCAGCAAATCCCACAATTGGTTGCCGGGTTCGGGGCGTTGGGGGGCAGTATTGGTATTCTCATGCCTATTCTTGGCATGGTTGCAGGCCTTGGCTTTCCGATAGCTGCTTTCTTGATGCAAACCTCTAGCGGTGCAGATGATGCAGCGACCAGCGTAGATAAGTTCTCTAAGGCGTTTTCTGAGGCTGACAGTGCAATCTCGCGTGCAAACAGCTCTATCAAGGCAATGGCAACCAGCGGTCTGGATGATGTTAAAGAACAGTATGGCGAGGTTACTGATGCTGTTCTTGAATTGATAGAAGTGCTTGGCGAACTGGATACGAAAGCTGCAGTTAAGAAAGCCAGCCTATCGGTTGGTGTGTTCTTTGATGAAACACTTAGCGGGAATGGTGCTTTCCAAAGTTTTGAAGATCAGGTCCACCGTGTGCAAGCGCTTTATCATAAGCTTGAGCAGCTCAATGACCCGGTTTCCGGGCAGCGCTCCCGCGATGCGCTTGGGATTGAGGGGCACCGCGAGGCGATTGCAGAGCTGAATGCAGAACTTGAGCAATCTCCTGAGAAAATCAAACGTTGGATTGCTTTACTTGAACAAGTGGAAGCGGGCCGGGTTGCAAGCGATATGGGGCAGGTCTCCGATGCACTTGCAGAAATGCGCGAAATTCTGACTAGCTTGCCTGATGCTGATTTAGCTGAGGTTGGCAACGAAATGGCGCGGCTTGAAAGCATTGCTCGAAAGGCGGTTGGAACGACTGAGCGGCTTGAAGATGCAGCCAAAGGTGTGTCGTTTGAAGAAGCCTCGAAATCTGCCACTGATATGGCTGAGGAAATCAGCCGTGCGGCGGATGCTCTTGCTGATATGAAGGCAAAAGGCGCACTATCGCTGGAAGAAGCACACATCAAACTCAAGTACAAAGATGATCCGCAGGGATTGGCGGGAGCTTTAGCTGGACGCGAATTTGATACAGCGGCTTTGTCACTGGGCGGGTCTCAAGGGCGGCAAAACCACCAGCAGCTCATGAAGGACAGAACAGCTTATATTGAGCAGGCAAAAGAGTTAGCCCGCATTGAAGCTGGGATGCGCCCTGCGAAAAAGGAAAAAAAGAGCTATTCCTCAGCCGATGTAATCGGACTTGGTGAGAAAGATATAACCACCCTGGCTCGCCAGATTGAGATGCTGGACCTTTCCAGTGATCGGGTTGCAGAGCTGACTACAAAATACAAATTGCTTGATACGGCAAAAGCGCACGGGCTGGATCTGGATGAGAAGTCGTTGCAATCTGGGTTGTCATTGCGTGAAGAAATTGAACGACGAGCGCATGTCGTTGGCGGGTTGACAGCACAGTTGGAAGAGGCATCCCACAACACCCAAGTCATGAATACATTGAACCAGCAGCTTACGAGCAGTTTTACAGCTCTCGCCTTTGAAGGGGCGAACTTTGGTGAAGTGCTTGAAAGCCTTGCAAAGCAGTTTGCAAGCATGGCAGCTCAGGACGCTTTTGGTACGCTGTTGAGCGGTGCCTTTGGTGGTGCACCTGATGGCAGTACCAGCGGTAACATGCTTTCAAGTTTACTCTCTAGCTTTGGCGGGTTCTTTGCCAGCGGTGGAACGCTTGGTGCGGGCAAATGGGGCATTGCTGGTGAGAACGGTCCCGAACCTATTGTGGGGCCAGCTACGATTATTCCGAACCATGCACTGAGCGGTGGGGGTGGAAGCAGCTCGTCAACTGTGCATGTGATTGTGAAGGCCAGCGATATGTTTGAGCCGATGGTTGAGAGTGTTGCAGGCAACGTTGTTGCGCAGGCTGCTCCAGCTATTGCGGGGGCAGGTGCTCAGCAATCCAGGCCTTACACGCAGCCGGATATGAGAAATCATCATATGACGGGGGGCGGGGATCACCGATGAACTTTATTGAATGGCCTCGTCGTTTGTTTCGTTCGCAGTCCGCGCCTGCGTTTCATCTGGTGCACTTTAACCGCTCAGGTGGGCAAGCTCTTTCAGGGGTTGAGCGTGTGACGCGTACTGACCGTGGTTTTTGGCGGGCAGAGGTGAATGATATTATCCTGAATGCTCGTGAGGCTGATCAATGGCGCTCATGGCACGCGCTGAGCCAATCCATTGGCGGGCGTGCTGGTGTGGTGGCGCTTTCGTTTAGCCAGTGGATGGCACAGAAAAACTACAGCGCTGCTGGTGTGAGCGGCCATGCGGACGGGTCTAGCTTTGCGGATGGGGCCGGTTATCGCTCAAGCACAATGCGGGCCTATATGCATGAGACAGCTGAGATTGGGCAAACGGTTGTCAAGATACGGGTTGATTATGGGATTGATCACCCGGCAGGGTTGCACTTTTCTCACGAGTGGGCGCTCTACCTTTGTGGGGCTATTCGTTCCCAATCTGACGCGGTGTTTGAAGTGCCGATATCTCCTGCGATCCGCCGGCGGATTCCAGCTGGGGCAGAGCTGGAATTAACGGAACCCGGTTGCTTGATGAAACTCACAGATGACAGGGCAATGGATGTTGTGATGCCGCTGAGCCGGATTGCTAAAGTGAGCCTTAAATTTGTTGAGGCGCTTGAGGTTTGGGAGGAGCTGGCCGAGGAAGAATATGGCTAGAGCAAAATCAATCAAGCTGCTTATATTCATCGATTTTCCTGATGGGAAAATTCGTATCTGGGATGGGAGCGGGCCGTATATTGACCGCGATGGCAACCGGTGGCGGGGTGCTGGTGAGATACCCTCAGATGCGCTTGACGTGCTTGAGTTTCCGTTTGCGGGCGAGGCTGTGACGAGGGACATTTCACTGGAAGGGGTTCCGCAAATCATTTATGATCACGGGTTTGATGAGATGACCGCAAAGGATCTGATCGGGTCAAAATTTCAGGTGCTCATTCAAGATTGTGATGGTGACGACCAGCCGTTGGACGCCCCGCCGAGCGTCATTCAAACACTGCAAATTGTGGATTTCTTCTTTGATGAAATGAGGAAGGACGGCAGCATTTTCTACCGCATGACAATGAAGCTCGCCAATCGGTTTCTACTGCGCCGTATGAACGATCAGGCAGTTTTGTCTGATGTAAATCAGAAGGCGCGCTCTGCTGTCCTTAACCCGGCTGGAACACCAGACCAATTTTGTGAGCGCGTGCCGTTGATGCGAATTCAAAAAATCCGGTGGCCTAGGGTTTAATGAAACTGGAAGATTTTACAGCACTGCGCGGGAGGGAGCCTTTTCTTCTCGGGTCCGCAGACTGTTGTCTCGTGCTTGCTGATTGGGCCGTTGCGTGTGGCCACCCAGACGGGGCGGCACATTTGCGCGGCACGTATCAAACCAACGCGGAATTTATCGCGATTGCTGAAAAACGTGGTGGGCTTGTGGAGCTGGTTGGTGAATGCGCTGGACTGGCTGGCATCCCTGAAACTTCCAAGCGGGTTTGCGGTGTAATTGGCGTTGTGGGCAGTACACACAACCCGCTGCGCCAATGGGGCGCGATTTGGAATGGCGGCGCGTGGTTGGTGCGTATGCGTGAGGGGTTCATTCCAACGCACGCATACTGCCTTAAAATGTGGGGGCCTGTGAATGGTTGAGACTGTTGCTTTTGCTGTTGCCTGGGCTGTGTCAAATGCAGCTGCGGGGGTGGGTGTAGCTGTAGCGGGGCAGGCCACGCTTGCTGCAGGAGCGGCGGCGCTTGTGGGACCTGCCCTTACATTGGGGTTGAGCGCGGGTGTGAGTTACCTGGGGTCTAGTTTTTTTGCTGATGGCTCGGAAGCGATAATTCCAAAACCAGCTGACGGGCAACACTCAATAAAGCAGGAAATACCGCCGCTGAGCTTTGCGTATGGGCATGTTAAAAAAGGCGGGTTCTATGTGTTTTTGGAGGAGCACGACGGCACAGCCTATAGCGTCATTGTGTTGGCATCTCATCCCATAGAGGGCGTTGAAGAGTTTTACCTGAATGATATCCGCGCCCTGGTTAATGATGAGGGCATTGTTGAGGGGGTTGATAGCCCTGATGCCGGTTCGGATAAATACTACGTCAACGGGCCGTTTCATGTGATCCAGCTGCTCTCACGCAATGGCGACCCGGTTGGGGTGCCATATCCACGACTACCTGAGTTTTTTCCCAGTATTTGGGGCGAGGACTATCGGGGCGATGGGCTGGCTACGATTTACATGCATGCACGATCTGCGGATGCAGAGAGTTTTACCACCATCTACCCAAACAGTCTGCCAGCTCCAATTCCTGAGATTAAGGGCAAGAATGATATCTATGATCCGCGAACGGGAACGCGAGGCTATACCGAAAATCTGGCACTGATTTATCTTGATTTCCTTTGCATGCCGTTTGGAGGCAAGCAAGCGCTTGAGGATTTTGATTTAGACAGCTGGTCGCGTGCTGCTGATTGTTGCGGGGAGTTGGTGACCAATCGCTCCGGGGAACTTGAGCCGCGTTACTTTGGCGGGATATTTGGCAATTTTGATATGGACCCGGTCACCGTACAAAAATACATGGCGGGGGCTGCCGAGCTAGTGCTTTTCGAGACCGGTGAGGGGAAACTTGCCGTCCATGCGGGCGAGTGGATTGAGCCTGATATTCATATTCAGACCAAGGATATTATCGCGTTTTCGTACGAGGCGAACTTAAATCCGGCCTCGCGTATGGAATCTGTGCGCGGTCGTTGGACCAACCCTGAAACCGGATTTGCAACCGAAGATGCGGCTATCTTTGGAAACACCAATATTTTTGATGGTGATGCGCGATCAGAGACGCTGGATAACCCGATTATACAGCGGCACAACCACTGCCAGCGTTTGCAAAAAATCTATTACACACGCAAGCGAGCGGCGTTTGTAACGTTGACCGTGGACTACTTTGCAGCACAAGGCTTGATGCAATCTCGCTTTGTGAAGGTCACACACAAGCCCTACATGGATGGCGGCTATATTGAGATTACGGGGCGTCCGAAACTCATCTTGCGGCCATACTTGCGTTATGAAATCAGTGGTCGGCATGTGCCTGATACCCTGTTTGATTTTGATGCAGCGAGCGAAGAAGGTGAGCCAGCGGCTTTGCCTGAGAAAATAGGCACAACTCCTATTCCATTGCCGGAAAATGTGAGTGTTAAAATCAAAGCCGATGGCGATGCAGTGCGGGCCTATGCCACGTTTGAGAGTGCGTCTAATAATCTGACCTATCAGTTGTTATCTGAGCAAGCCGATGGCCAGCATGCTGTTCGGGATAGCGCGCTATCGGGCAAGCTCTATGTGTATTCCGCACCGCTTATTCCGGGGGAGTACTACAACTTTAAAATGCGGTCTTTGACTGCGCTCGGGGTTGCGTCTGAGTGGACTGATACAATCACGTTATACGCGCAATCTGATCCGAACCCACCGGGGAACCCTTTGAATGTGAGCGTTGTAGGGGACGAAGGCCAAGCAATCGTCTCATGGAAAACGCCAAACTCCGATAATTTTGGATCAACCGCGATCTACCGGGGCACCACCAGTAACGCTGATGATGCGGAAATCATCGACCACATTAATTCAGCAGCATCGTCCAATCAGGATTTTGAGGACACCGGCCTTGTGGCGGGGACCTATTATTATTGGGTGTCGTCTGTGAATAGAGCAGGGGTAGGGGGCGATCTGGTTCTTGCCAGCGGTAGCCCTGTGATTGTTTCCTAGGCGAGCGTATCTCGCAAGCTAATGACGAGGCGAGCATTGCAATGTTAATGACTTCCGAGACTGTTTTCAGAGATCACGTGGTTGAAGGCGACCCCTCGTCCGGGGAGCATGACGTAAAAAAATCTGAGGTGCGAGAACTACTCAAAAACATCGCGCTTGGTGTTTCCGCAGGCGGCGGTGTAGCTGCGCAGGCAGCGTCTGACCTCCCTGTATCAGTCGAACCTAATGATCCAAGGACGGCGATCGTATGGGGTGAGGGTGAGGGTGATGAAGCGCTCAACGGAATTTGGAACTATATTGCCGATAAATGGGTGCAGATCCATTCGTTTACTGGTGTATACGATCAAAGTAGTGCGCAAGAGACGGTTTATGCGGCTGTGTTTGCTGACAGATACGGAAATCTTGTAGTCGGCGTGCGCCATGATGGGAGTATCTATATTCCCAAGCTTTCGGTCGGAACTATCAACGCTGACCCGGTCGAGCCGGATGAGCAGAGCGAGTGGAGTACGCTGAGCGTTGCCAACTCTGATACAGTCGTGGTTGTTGGTGATAGTTATTCCGCTGGAATATTTAATCTCCAAGACAAGGCTTACATTTCAAACCTGTCTGCCATGTCACCGTTTAGGTTTAGAAACTTTTCATTGGGCGGGGATTCCGCTCTTGATATGCAGCATAGAATTATCAACAAAACGGCCTATGTTGATGGGACGGTGTTTACAGGTACATCTGCAAAATATGCAGTTGTTGCAACGTATACAAATGATGTTGACTTTCGTGACGTTGATCTCAACTACTACCTAGAAAATTTGCGACGGCTGGTTGAGGTTATTCAAGCGGCGGGTGTAGAGCCTATTTTATGCTCAGAGTTTCCCGCCAGCGCTGATACCGTGTCGGGCATTAGGCAAATTTCGCGAGAGTACGGTATTGAGTTTATCGATTGTCAGACGCTAAACCGCGAAATTGGAACATTGGACGTCGGGCCGTTTCACCAAGGTCACCCTGGCACGCGAACCAATGGTGTATTTTGGCTCCCGATCCTTGAACATCTGCGGCAATTGAAACCTGACAACTCAATCAAGATCTACCGTAAACGAGATGAGTTTACAGCATCGGACATGAGCGAGCTTCTTTACACGGGGGAGGTCGGCAGGTACCGACGGTTTAAAGAGCTTAGCGTGAGCCATTACAGGTTAAATGACTCCAATAAAGAACGGTTTGAGCAACTGGACGCGGGCGACATAGATTCACCTGTTTTTGTTGATGATGAATACATGCGGCTTGAGAATGGAGAGGCTGTTACATTTGATGATTTTGCTCTTATTGAGGCAACGCTTGATGGTACCGCTAAGACCATCGAGGCGCTGCGGTTGATAGTGAGCGGGTCAACGGGTGTCTCTGTTTATGTGCGTGATTGGCTGGATATTGACGCGGCTATTCCAGGGAAAAAACAAGGTACATTGCCCACGACGCCAGAGTATCTTGAAAAGTGGGATCAGCCGCGTGGTGCGTGGCGTGACGTTGGTTCTGGTTTAGAGATTGAGTTATTGCAAGCAGATCTTGTTCACTCAATGAATAAGGATTGCATTCAGTTTTTACTCTATAAATCAGGTGGTTTTGATCTGCATGATGTGGAGATCAGCTATAAGGGCGGCGGCAAAAACAAAAGCGCAGAGCAACTGCGGCTGCATGTGTCGGGCGAGGAGCTGGTCGGAACGCAGACAGTTGCAACCAGTGACCTTGCTGCCTGGACGCAGACAGGGTCACCAAATACACTAACGCCAATTGATGTTTATAACGCGCCGTGCAATCCACTGGACATAAATAATCCAGTCTCTGAGGTTTGTGAAATTACAGCAACCGATACGCTGAGTCAGACTGTTGTGCTTGCGGCAGGGGCCGCTGAGAAGCGCTATATATTAACAGTGTGGGCGCGGTATTTCCCCAGTGCGTATCTTGATAACTCGATTTATGGCCTCGATCCTGCACAGGTAATTGATAGCAGTGAGGGTGGTGTTGATTTTGATACTCATTCATTGATCACGCAAGACACGGCAGATGTGCGGACGTTGGTGGTTGAATATTCACACGCTGACAGCTTGCCAGCTACAGGTGGTGTGCGTGTATCAGATTTTGCCGCGTTATGCTGGCGTGGGGTAGAGATCCCGATAACCCTACTGCCTGAGCCGTTAGGCCGCGACGACTTTACATTCAAGCTCTCATGTCCCGATGGAGTTATCCAAATAGCAAAGGTTTCAATGAGGGAGGCAAAATAATGGCGATGAGCGTTTTCACTCTGCCACATGCAGATTTTACGGGGCAAGGATTGCCTACACTGTTTCCGTTTGTTGAGCGGGCTGACCTTGAATTTAGCTATGATTTTCGAGCGCGGGCTGATCGTTTAGAGTGCATTGATGGCGATAGGGCAGCGCTGGTACCGTACCGTAATGATATTGTCGCAGGGGTTTATGAAGTGGACCCGTCCATTATTTTACCAGCATCGAGTGGTGATGGTATTCGCATAGAGCTTGGGTGTTTACTGACAGATTATGAGTGTCCAACTATTCCGATTGATGGATCGATGCAATTTTCTGTGTTGGTTGTTGGGGGCTTTTCCGGCGTTGAGTTCCCTGCAGATAAAATTAGCGGTTCGACACCATCAAATGTCAACTTTCTAGACTTTGGTTCGGGCGGGGGGCCAAACAGTGTTATCCTGAATGATCATAGTAACGGCGATGTTGGCGCGAGAATTGATGCCGCAGCAATCAATGTCGGATCTGAGAAATCAAGTTTGGCACAAAAGGTGTTTATGATTTTGACATTTGATGGGAGCAACTGGACTGTCCATAATAAAACCCTGGGCACTATCGTTACTCGCAGCAATGCTGAGCTTGGTATTACAGAGGCACTGGAGCCTCTTACTACTCAATCTACAACACTCGCAATCGGCCATTATTCGGCGGCAAACACATCTCAAGCTAAATTCCCAGATATGTATCAGTTAGCAATGTGGCGGCGAGTTTTAAATGATAGTGAGATCACCGCGCAATATGTGCTGTCAAAGGCGGCTCAACCTAATCTGGATTTGTAACGCTTACTGAAGAGATCAGTTCTCGCTTTTTATAATTGATGTGAATGCCACCTGTGAAAGGTGGCTTTTTTTATGGAGCAATGAGCAATGAAAGATACGTTTCAACTGATTGTTATGGACCTGCTGGGATGGACGAGCCGTTGGGACTGGAATTAGCATTCGAAATGCGAGCAATGTACTGATTGATTGTGAGTGTGAGGATCTTGAGACAGCTGTAGACGTGGGAGCGGCGGCATCGGGCGTTGAGATTGTTGATAGAGATGAGAACTCCTATAAAAATGTACCATTCGCGACTCGCTTCAAGTTTCATGCATCATCCACCCCACCTGTGCGCCACCCATTAATCGAAGACTTTTCGCACAGCGGTGAAGGGACTGAATTGGAAGACGCGTTCTCAGGGCGCTTGGTCGATGAGTTCAAGTGGCGAATTGAAAAAGGCAGTAATCCTGACGCAAATGCGTTTAACTTAACTGGTGCGTTTACGATCCGGGTTGGTAGTGACCCTGATCGATCACTTCAAAAAAATGGTGCTCAGCTTACCAATGGCCTTCATTGGTCGCCTGAAAGAAAAAGCCTGTTTGTAAGAGGTCAAGTGAAGGTAAATAGCACAAACGTCCAGTCTTTTTTCGGGATCAATAATACAGCACTGGAATTCGACTGGCCGTTTACTGTGGCTGATGGAATCGTCTCTTCGAGCCGCTCAAACGCTTGTGGATTCCTTTGTGACTTTGATTCCGAGGGCGGTGTGATTTACGCTGTAGCGGTAAAGAATGGAGTAGTTCAGTCAGTCAACACGGGCGTTTACTTGAGCCCTTTTGATTACAGAAGGTATTTTATTATGTTCAGCGAGACAGGTGATGCATTTTTTTATATCGACCGAGTCTTGGTCGCGGAAATCGAGAATGCATGTAGTGCTGCTACTATATACAGTCCGTATATCATCGGCTCGTCAAGCGCGGTAGATGGCAAAGAGATCTATCTCAAGAACTTTCGGATAAAACAAGCTACATAACATCGCTAACAAACGCGGGTTGACAGTCATGCTCTTGCAAAAATAACGTTACGTTAACTGGTGCAAAATGGGTGGGTGTTCTCGTGCCTTTACAAGTTCTTTCGAGCCAAGACGCGATAAAAATTCGCAAGCAAAACCTGTACTCGAACTGGCCAAATCGGGGAAAGACAAACAGGTTTGAACCTGTGGCAAGGCCAAAGATTGAGGCAGGCTTTAAGATAGAGCCGGGCTCAACAATTTTTACCGTAGGCTCATGTTTTGCCAGAAACGTTGAGGCAAATCTAGTAGCAGAAGGTTTTCGGCTCCCAGTGCGAGAGCTTTTGCGGCGGCCTGAGTTCGATAACGTTACAATGGCCTCTCTAAATAATTACGGTGCTCCTTCGATCTTTAATGAGTTCTGTTGGGCATTAGATTCAGACAAGCCGTTCGATCCTGATACGGGTATCTGTCAAGTAAAAGATGATAGGTACGTTGATTTGCATGTGATGAACGAGGTTCGGCCTGCTGCTCTCGAAGAAGTCACCAGCAGGAGGGAAGCCATCACAGAGTTATATAGATCGGTTCGCGAGTCCCGCACTGTGATTATTACTCTTGGACTTTCCGAAGTTTGGTTCGATCAGGTGGCCGGGAACTATTTAAATGTAATTCCCCTTCCAGGGGTAATGCGTCAGGCTCCAGACAGATTTGAGTTGCATATTTTAACAGCTGGAGAGCTGCTTGGATATCTGACGAGAACTGTTGATTTAATCAATCAGAACTCCGTGGTTGGTGCCAATATTTTAATCTCAATATCACCTGTCCCTTTGAACCAGACTTTCCGGGATTTAGATGTCTCGGTGGCAAATACCTACTCAAAATCGTCTCTTCGAGCAGCTGCTGAAGAGCTTGTCTACGCATATGATAACGTATTCTACTATCCGAGCTACGAGGCAATTACGCTTTCTGACCGCAAACTCGCGTGGCAGGATGATCAAGTGCATGTAACTGATGCACTGGTATCTGAGCAAGTTTCTCGAATGGTAGGCGCTTATACATATCGATCGGGGGGTGAGCATAGCCGTGACACGTTGATCGAAAGTCTACGCGGTGGCCCAAGTGAGCAAGAGTTAGATTGGCTGAGTCTGCGTTATGCTGATATGATCAAAGCGGACTCAGAACTTTCAACTGAATATGCACACTTGCTGATCAAGTATAAGCGTTTTGAGGAAGCTCTTTCCGTTCTTGAGGCAATGTTGGTTGATGCTAGTACAATCGTTCTAAAAGTTCGGGCTCTCAAGCTGCTTGAGCGTTTTGAAGAAGCAGAAGCACTTGTCGCCACAAATCTTGATAACCGATCACGAAACCACCAGCTCTGGGAAGAGGCTATTTCACTAAGCGTCGATCAGGGTAAGTTCGAAGAGGCCCACGGAAGAATTGACACATGGCGGCATCTCGCGCCCTCTGCAACTGGTCTTATCTTCCGTCGAGGCGCACGCATTTTCGCTGGATACGACACAAAGGTGGCGATTGATCTATATGCGAGGGCACTTGAGTTTGATCCTGATGATAAATACGCATTAGTTGCCATTCAGAAGCTTAAAGAGATTGAGAAGCTTAAAGAGGCTGAGAGGCTTAAAGAGACTGAGAAGCCCAAAGAGGATGAAGTCTTTGGAACGCTGGAACGTGAAGCATCATCGCCGGAACTTAACTCTAAAGCGCACTCGCAGAAGCTTGGATCTGTTTTATTTGATCGTATGAAGGCTTGGTGGGCACCTCACCACGAGCGCGGTTAAGAGCAAGCGTCACAAAATACCTGCCCACATCTTAATAGAAACCAACCCGCCGTCTGGCGGGTTTTTTCATGGAGCGAGCAATGAAAGATACATTCCAGTTGATTGTTATGGACCTGCTTGGAAGTGAGGGCGGGTTTGCGAACCGGCCCCGCAAGGCTGATCCGGGCGGTGCTACGAATCTAGGCATTACCCAGGCGACTTTGAAAGCGTGGCGCGGTCGCCCTGTGAGCGTGGAGGAGGTCAAGCGTTTAAGCCGTGAGGAGGCGCTGGAAATCTACCGTGCGCAATACTGGGACGGGGTGAAGGGCGATGAGTTGCCGCGTGGATTGGATTATGCGGTGTTTGATTTTGCTGTCAATTCGGGTCCAGCGCGGGCGGTGAAAACCTTGCAGAAAATCCTTAAGGTCAAGGCAGACGGTGCAATCGGCATTGTGACTCTGGAGGCTATCAAGGCACACGCTGTAACCTCTTTGATTAATCTTCTCAGCGCTGCCCGGTTGACGTTCATGAAGCGGCTGAAGAACTGGAAGTTTAACAAAAACGGCTGGTCGCGGCGGGTGCACCATGTGCAGGAAAGATCCCTGGAGCTTGCCAACAATAAGACCATAAAACGCCCTCCTATGCCTGTTTTGCAGGCGCATGAAAATGAAGAGGGTGCAAAGGCTGTTGAGGAAGAAACCAGCGCACTTAGCGCATGGCTTAGCCCTGAGGGCATCACCAAGGGAGCGATGGCAGCTTCTGGTTTCTCCGGGATTTTGGCAGGGTCCGGGCCGGTGCAGTGGGGTTTTGCAGCTGCTTTGGTGATCACTGTCGGCATCGCTGGTTATCTGCTGATCAATAACGCACGGATGGCCTGATATGGCGGCGGCACTTTCATTCTTGATTGGAACGAAAGCAGGGCGGGTGATTGCGGCCGCTGTGCTTTGGTTGGTGTTTGCCGCCTTTGCCTATCACCAGATCAGGCAGGGGGCGTTTGAAGATGCCGCGCAAGCGACTTTGCAGGAAACGCTCGAAGCGGAACGGGAAAGGAAGCAGGATGATGCTTATTTGCAGGGCCTTGAAGATTACCGCTTGTGTCTTGAGTATCTTCGCAATTCCGGGATGCAAAACACTGAATGCGACCAGTTGCGCGGGGTTCACGAAAAATAATCTAAGCGCTGCGGGGTTTGTTGCCTTGGTGAAGGCAGACCGCACCGGGGCTGATCGCGTTGCAGCCAACGACCGGAACGGACACAGGCGGGAGTGCTGGTGATGGATGGGCAAGAGCAAACAGTCAACGGGTGGCAACTTGACCGGCGTGTGCCCGCTGCGTTGATCATCACTGTGATGCTTCAGTTTGTCGGGTTTGTGTGGTGGGCGGCGAGTGTGAATGAGCGCGTGACCGCACTTGAGCGTGACCTTGCAGACTCCAGTGTGATGGTTGAGCGCGTGACGCGTGTTGAGACTCGCGTGGATAGCATTTATTGGCAGCTGGAAAAAATCGACGGGAAGATTGACCGGATCGCTGAGATTAATTGAACGGCTTGGTCGCGACCTATCTGTGACCCACTTAATTGTAACTGTTAGCCCGTTGCCTGCCGGGGCAGACTATAGGTTTTAGGCAGAGCCGGATAAGTGCTGGTGTTCGCTGCTCTGCAAACTCTCGAATTAATAACCGCCCTTGTTAACGCAGTGGGTCAAGAACTGCCATTCGAGCGTTTCCATCATGAGTTGAGGTAACATCAGGTCCGCGATGCAGCAGGGCTTTGTGGGTAAACTCTTCTCAACTCGATACCCTGGCAGCCACTGAACGTACTGAGCCCAATCGAGACCCTCAAAATGAATTAGTATTCGCAGACGCAACACACGGCGACCAGCAATGTCGACCCATTGCGGCCATCCAGAAAGACGCCCGACGCTGCGCCCCAAAGCAGACTTCGGTTTTCTTTCAAAAGCAATCATCCTTGCGCGCTTTACCGTTGTCTCATGAACATTGCTAAATTGCTCACGGGTAGAAAATCCGCTCATCTCAGCTGCTGTTGAATACAATGAGGGTTGCAACATCAACTCACTTGTCGCAATGATTGACTGTAGAAACAAAAGCCAACAAATTCTCGAGCATAAAAAATGAAGAGATATCGCATTCAGCCTGCGCATTTCGACACGCGTGCACTTACTTTGGAAGAACCAAAAGACACTTGGACAGAAGAGGTAATTAAGCTGCACATGCAGAACAAAGAAAGGTTAATCAAACAACTGCAAATTGAGTTGGGTGAACACAACTTTGAGCAAAAACTTGAGAATTTCAAAGAACTTGGGCAGCTACCTTTCTCGATAATTTCACACCACAATGATTTGTTCCTACAGGCAAGGTATGCCTTCATTCACTGCCATTATTATCCAGCCCTCACCGCTGCATGTGCGCTCGGAGAAAGAATTCTCAATCATCTGCTTCTGGATCTAAGAGATCATTACCCAGTATCGACATTTGACAAAAAGTCTCATAAACGCAAGTCAATTGACGATTGGAAAAAAGCTATAAGTACATTTGAGGAATGGGGAATCTGGAAGTCAGACGAGGTGACTGAAGCGTTTAGCAACTTATCGGCTTTGCGGCACAGATCAATCCATTTTAATCTCGATACCGCAAAAAACCTCAGAAGTGATGCGCTATCCTCATTGGCGTATCTATCGACAATCATAAGAGAACAATTTGGGTTCCGATTTGACAAAACAATCCCCGGAACCAAGGGTGCCTTTTTTCTGAGAAAGGAAGAGGAAACAGATCCCTTTATGAGAGAATACTACTTATCTCAATCATTCTATGTATCTCCTTATCACGCATTTGAAATGATCGAGCCAATTTGGTGCGCATTCGATTACAAGCAATCGGATGACGAGATAGACGATGAAGAATTTGCCTGTTTGTTTAATGACCGAACATCAGATCAAATGACTCCAACTTCTGTACCATGGGACGACGGTATTGTTGCCTATGCAGCAATAGGTAACAGAATTCACGAGCTTGAATACGATGCCTCATTGGCAGAAGCTTCAAAATCATCGGAATCGAAAACCAGTATTGAAAGCTAATTGATGACTGAACGATGCGTTTTGGCTCTTCCGCATCCTGATCTTTTTCCAATCGGCGTAGATCATCCGCTTTGACTGGTGGGGGCAGAGATATCTCATCTGCGGGAGATTACAGCTTTCCGCCCTACCGTTCCGCCGCGACCTCGATGTGTTTTAAGGTTCTTTGGATGTCTGCTTTTGGCAGCCACACTACAGATCTCACACCTGCAGGGAATGGCTCTTTGCTGACCAGTTTACCAGAAAAACCATAAATGGCGACGCGACCGTTGCGTTGCAGCAAATGTCTGAAAAGTCCGCATAGGCGTTTGTTCTGGTCTCAACAAACCGATGATTTTTGAATCAACAGTATGTTCTAGGAGATCGACTTGAGGTTGTAACCGCGTGCTAGTCGAGCTGTCAGCTATCTGCGCGAACGGCAGCAAAGGTCACAAAGCTACGTGCTACGTTAGTAAACTGCTTTAAACGGACCTGCGTTCAGCAGTAACGCTCTATTTTCTTGGCACAGGTGCCCAATGCTACGTTGACGCCTACTTTTTGAACTCCTCCTCCTGCCAATGAAAATGAAGGAGTATTGATAGAAAGTTGAACCCCAGTTGTTGATACTAGTTGCGTCCAATCCAT